CTCCCCAAATTCTTCAATGAAAGAATCTAGTTCTGTCTTTTCTTCAGATAGTTGAGTACTAAAATCTTCTTCCTCTTGCTCCTGTGTTAAATCAGGCAACCCTAAGTCTGCTCTAATTTCATCAGTAGTCATTACATCTCTAATAGTTTCAGAATCAAACTGAATAGTAATAGGTTTTAATTGAACAAAGCTTACTGGAAGGTCTATTTGATTAACTGCAAAGATTTTTCCTAGTGTTCCTAAGATGTTTAATTGAAATGGACGAATAACTTGGTTGAGGTAAAAATTAGAAGCGTTTAAAAGTTCGTCTGCTGAACTTGAAAATCCATTGTCTGTGTCTATTCCTAAAAGCGTCTTAGACGTTACCCTGTGAGCTGTAAGGATATTCTGAACGATTAGTGTCTGTAAATTTATGTATTGCTCAGAAAGGTCTGCTGCGTTAAGAGAATGTATTTCAGGTGCTCTAGTCTTATCGTCTGAAAATGACATTAAGAATTTACCTGCATTAGCTGCTGAAGTTAGTTTCCCTGTAATATCTCTTTCTATCTGATTTCTTTCTTCTTCAAGTGGAATTCCATTATTGAAGGAAAACATATAACTGCCTGAAAACCCGTTGTTTATATTGTTCAAATGATACTCAGAAATCTTTGCGTCAATCATTGCCCAATTATTTCCTGCAAGATAATCAGGAGTGTAATAGATGTCCATATTTGGGCTGTAAGAACCTGTATATATTAGTTGGCTTCCTGAAGTTCTGTCGTTAGTATTGAATGCCGCAACTGGATAGGGTTTATTTGACCTTACGTTGCTCCAATCAGCACTTATATAGTAAGTGTCCACTTTGCCCATTACGTTCGGTCTACCTGCTCTTACACGCTCTACTGGTACGTGGTATGCTTCTACAATAGCTGTTCTTTCTCTATTATATATAATGTGCAAAGCGTAACCACCTTGAAGTTTAAAATCAAAGGCTACCTTCTTGATAACTTGATGCCAACTTTCATTGCTATTTGCGTTCTTTAAGAATGCTTTTAATTTCGCTATTTCTATTAAGTCCATTCCCTCCTCCTCATCAACTACTATGTCCTCCCCTGCAATCATTTCCGATGTGGAATTTATAATAGCTGCGTGTGTAGAGGAATTGTAGTAAAGGTCAATTAAGAAGTTTGGGTAGTTGTTCTTCCATAGTCCGTCTTGGTCAGAGTATTCTATATAATCCCTACCTCTAACCTCTTGAACTTTTGGAGCTGCTGAACTGCCTAAATTTATTGAAAGTAAATTATTCATATTTATAGATTTGAAAGTCGTGCGTTTATATTGTCAGTTAATTCTTGTCTTGCTGTATCGTAAATTTGTATTTCTAATAAGTCGCCATCAAATGAATTTATATTAGTAGCTCTTACCCCTATTGCATCAATGTCCGCTGTTCCAAAAAGTGTTGGATTGTCTTGCTGCAAAACACCATCTAAAAACATATTTAAAACATTAGAGGAATCTCTTGTTAATACTACATAACTATCTCCAAATACTCCAGAATCGCAAGCAATGTTTACTTGAACCCCATCAATTTTCATTCTTAAGTTTGTAGAAGAAGTTATTTTAATATATTCGTTTGACGTTGTGTTATCCCCTATAATAGTGCTATTGAAAGTAGTTACTCTCATTTTGAACGCTATTGTAAATTGACCTCCTAAAGAAATCTGAGATTGAGTTTGTAAATTTGACACATTAGAAGAATCAAAAGTTAAAACTCCTGTTCCTGAATCGTAATCAGGTTGTTCTGAACTTGTAGCCTGAACCATATCTATTGCATTGACTCCACTATCATTCCATTCAGCAACTCTTGAACCGTTTAAAACTATTCCGACCTTGTTTTGATACCAAGCAACTAAACCACCTTCATCAGAAGGCTTCCACCCCCCAATGATTTTAGCTGATACTAAACTTAACGCCTGTTTTAATGCTAACATTATAAAGACTCCTCGTAGTAACAAATTGCAATCCCACTTGTAAGAGTAATTGCTGTTACATTTAAGAACAAAGTTGTTCCTGCTACCATTGTTGTGTGCAGACTAGCTATTGCAGAACCAGCTGCCGTTGTTGCATTCCCTGCTGCGATTGATGAAATTACACTTTCAGTTACAAAGTGAACCGCATAATAGTCTTTTCCACTCATTGCCGTTGTAGTAATTACATCACATCTGTTTTTTCCTAGTTGCTCTCTTAGTAAAGCATTGTTGTTATCTATTCCCATTTTTTTATTTTATTCGTTGTAAATATAATTAGTTTGTTTTGTTTTGTGTTGAGTGTATTGAACTTGCTCACTTCCGTTTTCTTCATTTACTAAAAGCTTTCCTACTTCAACTCTAAGGTCTTCAAATGTAGTCCCTGTTGGTGGTGTGTATGGAGTTATTGGAAAGAATGAATATTGAGATGTAAAAAATACACTTCCTAAGTCTGTACCTTCCCCCCATCCTGTTTCATATTCGTTGTTTACAAACATTACTGAAGAATTGCTAGTAAGTCCTGAAGGTTTAGTTTCTGAAACAATATTGTTGTAAGTATCTACCACATTGGTGTCTTCATAAAGTTTAAAAGAGTAAGTAGTACCTGTAAGTCCAACTGATAAGTCAGGCAAAAAAACAGAAATGTTATAAGGGGTTGTTGTTGTTATTGGTGTAGTAACAGTACTTCCTCCTGCTGTTGGCGTAAATTCAATGAAGGTTCTTTGTGTAGACGTTGAATAGATATCTACAATTATTCCTGTTGTCGTTTGAGTTATTTTATCTACGTGAACAAATCGTTTAGGATTCGTTTCTATTGATTTAAGACCAACTGTTGCAGAAACAATTCCTCCTGTTGGCACACAGTCAGGATAGAGGTTAAAGTCGTAAGGCGACAAGGCGTTTGTTAGTCCTGATAACTTGTAGTCATACAAATCAAAAGTTCCTGAATCTAACAAAGTAGCTGCTGAATCCTTTACATTCCAAGCAATATATGTAGGGTTTATTGCATTGCAATTATCTAATACAGGAGTTGAGTTAAACGGAACTTGAAATACATCATACTTCCAATAACCTTGAGGGTCAAAATTAACCTTCCCTGTAAAGATGTCTTCTGTTGTATCGTGAAAGAAATCAACTGTTGTGTATCTATTTCTTATAACTGTGTTCTGTCCGTATGCCCATTTAACATCTCCTGACATATCGTTCGTAAACTTAAATAAGAAAGCACTATAAGTGGGATTCAATGGCGATACATCTTTTGTAGTTATATTGAAAGTGTATTTTATGTCTTTGTAGTTTGCTTCTAACATATTATATAATAGAAAAGTTGTTGTTTTATTTGGTTATGTAGCGTTTTAAAAGAGAAAAGGGTAACAATTAAGCTACCCTTTTAAGATTATAAGAAAACAGATAAGAAATTTAAGATGTAACTATTGGAATTTGTCCTCCTGAGTCAATGTTGTCAAAAGGTGTTGCAGTATAATCTAAAATCATTGGGAAAGGTTTATTTTCCATTCCCGTTATTGTAAGACTATATCCCGAGCGGTCTCCCCAAGCTGCACCTGAGTCCATAGTACCTGCGTCAAGTTCCATTCCGTTTACCGTTCCTAATCCAACTATTACGTTGTGTCCGTTAGTTAGAGTAGCATTTAATTCAACAAAACAAATAAGTTTCGTTGCTGCTAAAAGTTTAATTTGGTTTTGGTCTTCTTTTGTAAGTCTGTTAAGAATTACGCTTAAAGATGGAGTGTAATAAATAGTTCCGTTCTCTCTCGAGCCTACTATAGTATCAGTTAAACTAGAAACACCAAGAGGCATCACGTATTTGTAAATAGAGTCAGTTCCCATATCAATATCTGATACTTCTCCTGTTGCTTCTGTGATAGATAATACTTGGTCGTAAACTGCGAAATATACGTTTTTGATTCCTCCACTGGTTCTATTACAGTCGAGTCCCCTACCTTTTGTTAGTGCTGTACAAGCCATTGTTTTTTATTTTTTTAGGTTAAGGGAGTGAAGGGTTTTACCCCCTCACTTCCGTTTATTTATTAATTATGCTACTAAAACTACGTCAGCACCGATTCCAACTTGAACACCTCCTGTGAATCTTGCGATAAGTCTTGTGTTCAAACTTCCTGTCGTTGCAGACATATCAAGTAAAGCAATGTTTGTAGTATCAGAAACCAAGTCAGTTCCAAAGAACAAGTTAGATTTTTCAGCACAAACTAATTTATCATCTTCTGCACCATTACAAACGGCGATTTTTATTCCTTCAAAAACTGCATCATAATCTCCATTCATAGAGTAAGCGTTTACATAACCCAAAGCTGAGATAGCTGAGATGTATAATCTGTAAGACTTAGGACTCATATAGATGTAAAGGTCTTCTTTCGTGTAAACATTAGAAGGAATAGCTGCTGTTGCGTTTTGTAAGTTTTCAATAATGTTAGTTGCTGAGAAAGCCGTTCCTGCTCCACCTACATTAGCTTGGTCAATTACTGTTGCGTCTACTGTTAAAACTCCTGTTGTGTCAGTAGTTAATCCTAAGAAAGAACCAGCTCCAGTTGTTCCTGCCCAAATAGCATTTTCAACTCCTTGAGAAATTCTTCCCGCTAAGTGAGAAATTAAGTAGTCATCAAAAGATGCTGGTGCTGGTGCGCCTGCTCCTGCTCTCATTTCTAATGCTTCCCAAGAACTCAATAAGTTTTTAGAACAAATCTCCATATTTACTTGAAGGTCTTTAGGCTCAATGATTGCTTCAGTTAAAGTTAAAGTTCCTGCTCCTGTGAAATCACAAGTTGCGTCAGCTAATTCTGAACCTGACTCCATTTTTTGAATTACTGCTTTGTACTTCACGTTCTCCATAAGAGTAAGGAAGTTTAAAGAGTTTGCTTCTTTTAAAGCTGCTGAGATGTAAAATCCTGCTGCTTTTCCAGCGAATGTACTAGTTACTGTTGGTAATGCCATAATTGTTTGTTTTTAATTGTTTAAGTTATATATGAAACGCTCTTGTGAAGTCATTCCTTTTATTTGTTTTTTGCTTAGAGATACTTTCTCCGAGCTGAATTTGTTTGTGTCTAATGGTTGTGCTGAAGGTTGTGCTGCTAATTCAGTTTTAAGTCTTTCGTTTTCTGCTTGTAAGTCTGCAAATTCAACAACTTCAGTAGTTTTTATAGATTTAGGAGTTGTTCCTCTTTCTTCTTCTATAGCCATTTCTTCAACTTCTTCTTCTACTTCTTTTTCCTCCCCTTTAAGACTTGCAACTGCGTCTTCTAAGTTTTGGATTCTTTTCTCCATACCTTCCCAATCTCCTACTTCTGCCATTTCAACTTCTTCTTCAACAGGAGCTTCTTCTTCAACTATTTCTTCTTCTACTTCAAACACTTCAGAAACAATACCTTCTTCAGTAACTGAGAAAGATTCGCCTGAATCTAAAACATAAGTTCCAATAGGTAATGGAATTGAAGTTCCGTCTTCAGTAAGAACTGATACATCAACACCTGCTGCTAATTCGTCTGCTGTGGAAGTAAGGATTGTTCCGTCCTCCATTTTAGCTTGCCACTCCATTAAGACTTCTTGTTTGTCTAATCCAAGTGCTACTAATATTTGATTTTTTAAATCCATAATGTTTTGATAGTTTTGTTTAAGTTCTGATATATAATAGAAAAGTTTATTACTTGTTTGATTTTGTTATTATTTCATTAAGTGCTGAAAGGATTTCTTCATTAGTCGGCTCAGTTTTTTGCATTGCTTCAAATTTATTAGTAAAGTAGCCTTCTATTGAAAGACCTTTTAAGTTGCCTGATTTAATCTCTTGCCAAAGTTCGTCATTTTCTATCTTCATTTTAACGAACCAAGTTCCATTTGGAAGGTCATATCCATATAATTTAGATTTATCGCTGTCGCCTTCCTTAATCCAAGACTCAACTGTTAAGACTCCTGAAACTCTATCTTGATGTTGGTATGTCGCTTTGTGGTGGTTGTTATGTTTTAAATACAATTCTGAAGCCTTCTGAACCGTTTCTTTTGAAAAGTAAACATAGTAGTCCGAATCAGTATTAGGGTCGTGTCTAAAGATTTGCTTATTAGGAATCAAGGCTGGACTGATTAGCATACGTTTTTCCTCATCAACCTTTGCAAATGTCAAGTTGTTTTTATCTTTTCCAAAATATACAAAGTCTTGTTCAATGGCTGGACTAGTTACTAAACTAATAGCGTCAATAGCCAATTCTTGGGAATCGTCTGCAATTATAAGTTCTACAATTTTTGTTGCTTTCATAATATATAATAGAATTAAAGGTTGTTTATTTTATATTGTAGCACGTCTTCTGATATTAGCAAGCTGATTCTGACTTGAAGACATTTCATCAGTTACTACATAAGCCTTAGTCGCTTCAGGTGCTACTCCTCCTGATATGTCAAAAGCTCCTGACATCATTTGAGGTGCTGGAGTTCCACCACCACCACCACCACCAGTAGGAGTAGGATTATTACTTCCACCTGTAGGACTTGTAGACATAATAGTAGATAATGCAGCTGCACCCATAACACCAGTAGAAATTGCATTAGCAAGTCTTAATGGGTAAGGTAATAACTTATCAGCTATAGAAGTTGCTCCCATAGCAGCCATTATCCCTTGTTGAGTGTTATATATAACTTGTGCTGCTGCCACTCCTTTAGACAAAGCTACGTTTTCTCCTGCCATAGCTGCTGCTGCACCAAATCCCTGTTGTAAAGTAGCTTTTTTAAAATTTTCTAAATCTTTTGCTATTGCTTTTTCTCTATCTGCTTGGGCTTTAGCTCTTACTTCAAAAGCATTTGCTTGTGCTATTTGTGCGTCATATAATGCTTCCCTAGCTAACTTTTCATCTTCAATTTCTTTTAATCAATCTAAAGCATCTTGTTTTTCTTTTGCTCTCACCTCATTAAGAGCTGTTGTGATTTGAGTTTGTAATAACCTTTGACTTTTTAATCTTTTAGTGTCTAATTCAATCGCATCTGCTTGAAGTTGTGCTAGTTTGTCTTTATCTTCAATAGTGTTTTTTCCTTGCTCCATTTCTAAAATCTGAGCATCAATTAGAATTTTTTTAGATTCAATTTCTTTATCAGTTATACCTTGTTCTATCTTCTGAGCTTTTCTTAATAAAGCAATCCTTTCTGCTGCACTAAACTTTTCTCTATCTTCAGCTTGTAACCTAAGGTCATTTATTTCTCTATTTGCATTAGCTCTTTCAACTTTTAAAGCTCTATCAATATGGTGTGCTTTTTGCCTTGCCTTAGTTACCTCAATAAGTGCGTCTACTTCTTTTCCTGTTTCTTTTACTAAATCTTTTACTGCCGTTGTTGTCTTAACTACAATATCCCTTGCTGCACCGATTGGGTCTTTAAAGAATTTAACTATTCCATCACCTAAACTTTCTAAGGCTTTCATAGGACTTGTAACAGCGTCAATGATAGTTTCTCCTAAGTCTGAAAACAAGTCTAACACTTGACTTGTAACAGCTCCAATTGCAGCCATTATTCTTTGGAATTTCTCTTGACCTTCTTCTGACCTTTTAAAAGATTGAATCAAAGCCATAACTCCAATAACTAAAGCACCAATCCCAGTAGACATCAGTCCTGCCTTAATAGTACCGAACATAGCTTTAGCGGTAGGAATAATTTTACTAAAACCTTTTTTAATACCATTCAAAGAAACTCCCATAAACTTGAAATTTCCTATCCCTTCTTTCGTTTCTTTATTGTTTTCCTTCTGAGCTTCCTTGTGTTTTTTAACTTCCTGAGTAGCTTCTTTTTGCTCCTGCTTTAATAATTTTAGTCCGTTCTTTTCGTCATTCAATTCAGCTGTGGTTTCCCTTATTTTATCATTCAGCTTGTCCATACCCGCAACCCAAGCTCCTTTAGGTATAGCGTCTTGTTTAGCTTTTAATTTTATAAGTTCTTTCTCTTGTTCAATGATAAACCTAGTTTGCAAATTTATTTCTTCATTGACTTGAGTTAAACCTTTTTTAAACTCTTTTGTATCTTTAGTTACATCGCCAATATTTGACTTAACCTCCATTACTAACACTTCCTTTGCCATAGTTTTATTTTTATAAGGTTACCCCTGTTTTTATTTGAGTTATTTTAATGTTTGAAGCCCATTCAATTGTTACGTCTGTCGCTCCCCTAACGTCCATAATGAAATCTGTTCCTGAAACTGAAGCTGTTGGTCGCCAATTTGATGTCGTTCCTGAACTCTTGATTGTATCTCTTTCTCTTTGTATGCTTAATGTTCCTGATTTATTTATAATAACACCCCTTTCAACCCAGCTAGAAAAGTCGCCTGCATTTCCTGTTCCTGTTCCACCTACTCTTACTGCTAGTACATCAGCGTGAAAGTACATTGCTGTGTTGTCAGGAACGGTCAAATAACTATCAGGTGTATTGTTTAAGTAGCTATCTGTTGTTGTTCCTGCTGTGGTCTGTGTTCCGTACATCAAGTGAATAGATTGTCTTTCGCCTAAATTGTCTGTTCCTGCGTTACCACCCAAGACTATTGAGTTAGTCGCTGTCGCCTCCCCTAAAGTGCCAAATACGTTAGCATTGTTCACTCCATTTGCTATCTCGTTGTTGCTTCCTATTATAATGTTATTTCTAGAGAATCCTTTTACGGTATTATTCTCTCCCATTATGTAGGTATTGTTTGTTCCAGTTCCAGTAGTGTTTCCTGCTCCTTTTGTTGTATTACTTATGTTTGCAAAACTTGTATTAAGGTTTGTATTGTACCTAAATGTTGAACACGTTCCTGAAGCTATATTGTATGTATAACCATAGGCTTCACATTGTATCTGATTGGGTGTTATTTCTCTGAGTCCTGTTTCTTCTATAAAACCATCAGTAAATGTTACAATCCCAAGTGCTGAAATTGATAATGGCTTTACTTCAAAGCCTATTATAAATGGTATTGTTGGTGTTATTGGCATTATGGTATAAGTATAAATTCTACTGTTGCCAAATCGTTTGGCTTGTAGTCTATTTTGTTCACTCTGAAAACTCTATTTTTAATAAATACAGTATCGTTAAATTTGAATGTATTGATGTCGGCAGGAGTTAAATTAACTTTGATTGTCATTATCCTTGTATTTGGATTGTAAAGCTCTGAATAATAAGGTAGCCAATACAAGTTAAACAAGTTGTCAGGAACAGAATCCCCTGCAAGCAACTGACATTCTCCAAAATTGAAATCCCTTGCACCTAGTGTTGTTGGTACACTTGATAAATGACTAAATTGTAAAAATTGAGTTTGTGTACCTCCTGCAACTCCATTCTGAGATGGTAAGAAGTAAGTTGAGCTTGACAATGTCTTGATTCCATTATGATACATTATTCTAGGACTATTATCAAAACCTTCTGTTGTGTCGTCAGAAGCGTTGTAAGAGTAAATGGCAGGAGTAACAAAGTCAGGAAACTGACTGTCTAATGATTTGATAACTGTTGCAGCAAAGGGTTCAGCAATTATTTCATCTGTTCCTTCTAATATGTTAAATTCATTTGTTGCATCATATTTCTTACTTCCGTACAAATGACCCCCAACTTGGTTTTTATAATTATTAAACGTAAAATCGTCATCGTCTTCTACAAACTTGAAAATAGACCTTCTATTCAAGTCAGTTAAAGGTTCAAGCTTCATTTCTGAAACGTCTATCTTGTCAGTCCAATTTAATGGTTCTGCTGTATTGTTTGTGAATACATCAACATAAGGCTCTATGTTAATATTGTTGGGGTTGTCTTCATCAGGCAAAGTTACCAAGTTAAACATAGTAAGCAAGCCTTTTAAGAAATCCCATTGTCCTGTTTCTCCTCTTAGTGTTTGAAGTAATGAACTATTTGTAGTATTATTTGTTGAAGTTGCAATTATAAGGTCAGTATAACTTTGAGGAATATAAAAAATTTGAGAGCCTATTGATTCTTTTACCTTGCATTCTAAAGTGTCTCCTGCATTTAAAATAATAGAGAAATTACCACTATAATTGAACCCACCTGAAGTATAAGATTGGTTGCTAACCACTTCAGTACTTGTAGAAACTCCTCCAGATGTATGTACCCATTCCAAACTTAATTTTGATGTTGCAGGAGCAACCCAAGAAAACAAATAGTTGTAATCAATAACATACAACTGATTATCATTTGTTGCTGTCATAACCCCTGAAGAATAACCTACTTCAGTAGGCATAGATAATGAGTTTTGTATTATTGTAGCGAAAGAGGTAGTTATGATTTGTGATGGTGCGTCCCTATCTGCTGTTCCAGTAGAGTTAAATACAACAGGAGCATTATCAGCACCCCAATTAAAGTCCATATATAATTTACTAAAGTCTGTTGAATCAAAGAAGGTAGACGAATAAGTAAATGGAGTGTTTTCAAATATTCTATCAACTAAATACTTAACACTTATAAAAGGTCTAAAAGCTTGTTCTAAGGAAGTGAGTTCCGGGTCGCCTAAAGTAGCTAAACTTCCTGTTGAGCCGTTTGCGATTAACCATTGACGATTCCAATCTACAAAAGGGTATCTAACAACACCTGTTACATAAGTTCCTGCTACTCCTGCAAAAGAACCAGGAAGTAATTGGTGTTCCAATCCCAACATACCTTCCCAACTATTAAGAATTTCAGTCTTATTGTAATCGTGTTCAAGTTCTGAAAAGTCTAAGTTTCTAAAGTCCCTGTCTTTTAAAAAGTCAGCTAATGCTACTACTTCAGAATAAAGATTTACATTGTAACTTATTTCCCCATTCTTATCCGTTACGTCCAACAATCTTAGGTAGCCTTCAAATAAGATAAATCCGTCTTGCTTTAAAACGCATTTAGTCTTCTTATAAGGGCTGAAAATTATTCCATCGTCATTTCTTGTTATCTCAAATATGTTGTCAAATATTCTGTTGTTCCTTTTTGTTGCAGGAAGGTTAAATGCCTTTGAATAAGATTGCACTTTCTCAGCTACATTTTTGAAGTCATCAACACTAAGAGTCAATGGTATGTCCTCGTCTTCATAAAGGTCGCAAATTACTTGTCCGTTATCTATTGAACTAGGGTCGCCTGAAGGAATTGCTCCGATTACAGGTTGTCCTGATATGTTTGAAATAGTAAGGTCTGTTGCTGTTGCATTGTAGTAGCTAACCATTACAGTTAAGTCCGCTGCTGCAAAGAACGTCTTAGAGATTGAAGTTACATTTGAACTATAAGAAGTTGAAGTCTGTAAATTAGTTCCTGAATAAACCCTTACTCCAACAAAACCACCAACTACTGCTGTCGGTATATCAATAGTTATTGTGTATTGACCTCCTAAAGTTACATTAGAAAGTTTCTGATATATTCCTGAAATCTCACTTGAATCGCCTACTAGAACTAAGTCCCCTAATAAAGAAGTAGGATAAGCAATAGAACCCTTTCTGAATCTGTACCAAGTGTTTACAATACTTGCTGGTGCATTCGTTACACTATCTGAATAAGGATTTGCTGCTGTACTTGTAAATGTTGCTGAGCTGTTTAAATTAGAGAAAGATATTCCATTTACTACCGCCTCAGAAGGCGAACTAGAAAGAGTATCAAATTGACCTCCATAACTTTGAGGATATACTATTAGTTGTACGCTCATTATACTGATTGTGTTCTAAGTGTTTTACTCTTTTCAACTTCAAAAGTGTACTGAATAAGTTTATCATTTGCAATAGTCTTTTTAGCAAAGTTAGAAGTAGTAAGTCTAACAGGCGTTACATAGTTATTTAATAAAGGATTTGTTGGGTCTGTTTGGAATCCTTCCAAAACATAAACTTCAGGACTATTGATAAGCTCTTCAAATAATTCTGCTTCTGCTTCATTCACAAAGTCTGTGTTCATTTTAATCTTTTCTGTAGCGTTTACTCTAAAGGCTTTCGTTCCTCCTTTATAACCACTAGGGATGTAAATGCTATCATTCCAAGTTCCTTCTATTTGTTGGTATGTACTTCCCTTAGTTGAGATTGTCTTAGTAGACTTCATTGTGAAAGTGTAGTAATCCCAAGCACCCCATTGATTCAACCAAGCTAATCTTATAGGCTCAAAGCCTTTTAAAGTAGGACAGTTGATGTTAATAGTAAATGTCTTGCTTATTGCTGTATCGTAACTATTTCTAAGTTGTACTGTATAATACGACAAGTTATTTGCCATTGCTCCAGTCATAACAGAACTCCAATTCCTAAGATTAGCTGGGAAACAACCAATATGTAACAATTGATTTTTAGTGTCAGAATCCCAAGTTGTATTACCTCCATTTGCGTCAGTATTGTTTACTAATTCTGTAAATAGGTAAGGAGTTCCTGAAGTGTCATAGAAGGTATATAACACATTATCTACCGTTGTAGTACTAGGGAATGAAGGGTTTGGAGTTGCTAAAAAAGAAAGCGTTCCATAGTCTTCAATATTTGCGTTCTGTGTAAGAGGTGCATTTGTTAAGTAGTAACCTTCAGGAGTTACTTTCATTGTCAAGTATGTAGTGTCAAATCCAAAGTTACCTGAAGCATCTCTATCTTGTACATCTGTATGTTTTAAATATCCATTTATTAAAGTATATTGGCTAGAGTCTTCTGTATCAATTATAGACGCAGCACTTGAAGCCGTAGTTGAACCTTCAACTGTAAACCTTATTTTCAAGTATCTTACGTTATTGTTATTAAGAGAATACTTGTCTATTAAATGTAAAGGATGAGTTGTAGTAGCTGAAGTAGTTTCTGTCTTGTACTCACTACCAATGGCAGCTAAGTTGTCAGGACTAACAAAGCTTTCTACTACTTGCCTAAAATTAAACATTCCTGCTCCTGCGTTATTAGGGTTCGTCTTGAAAGTACCTATTGAAACTGAAGTGTTTAAGTCAATGTCAGTTTCACTAATATGAACTTCTGCTTTGTATCTTACGTTATAGTACGCACTTACTGTTGCTGCGTCTAATACTGTAAATATTACTTCCTGACCTGCTACATTCAGCGTGTACAGAGGGTTTTGTTCTATTGTTAATGCCATTGTTTTGTTTTATTTTGGGTTGTAGAACTCTGTTATGTAATTTTTAATGTCTAATGTCAGTAAACTAATCATTTCTTTTTCTAATTTTTTGAATCGTAAACCAAAAGGTTTCTGAAAGAATGACAAACTTTTAATTCCTTCCCTTTTAATTTTCCTGCTAATCAAATATGCAAAGCCTGAAACAAATTGACCAGTGTTTTTTGACCTTCCTCTCTTGAATCCTTTAGGCTTGATTCCTTTTCTTTTTATCCATTTAGACAACACATCAATAGGAGGACCTTTAGTTGTATATCCTTTTCCTGGACTTGGTTCAGTATTTCCATTGTATTTTACATAAGATTGTTTGTTCTTGTTTCCTGAAACTCCTTTGTCTAAATACTCTCCATATTGTTTCATAAAGAATTTTGTAGAAAATCCCTCTTTCTCAGCTGTTACCTTAAACCTAATTGAGTCGCCAAGCTCAGTATTCCCTTTAGCTTGTTTCAGTAACTCCTTTGAGTCAGCCACAACTTTTTTTCCAAAGCTTTCTAAGTACCTTTCTATGTTTTCTGTATTCATAAATCAAATGTTATTTTCCAACCCTTCCAACCTATTACTATTAGTAACCTTCCTATCTTGAAACGCATTACTTACCAATTGAAGTGTCTACCATAGGTATGTCGCAAGACTGAAAGTCGTTCTGAACAACTACTGTTAATTGAAACACCCAACCTGTCAGTAAGTTATCAAACCTTTCTGTAAAGGGTTCTAAAGTGTAATCTGATTCAGTAAAGTAAACAGGTGCATTGATATCCAAAGACAATTGAGCTTGCCACTTACTATTTCTGAATATGCTTATGATATCTACACAAGTACTAAGACAATCTGAAAGCACCTCTTGCTCATTACTTAAATTGTGAGTTGTGCTTGTATTGGGTGTTCTTGGTGCTTCAGGTTTCCAGTCCGCTTTTTCACTTACTAAGTCCATTACAAAGATTTGAAAGTTGTAATTCAATTGGGAAGCTCCTGTTGATACGCTTACAGGATTGATGTGCATTAAAGGGAACTTAGTTTCTTTCTCTAAGTCAATGTCAAAGATGTCCCCTACTGTTGTCGTGCTTATGAATTTATGATTAACACCTAATCCTTCAAGTGTCATAATTACATTGTTGTATGTCTTGTTTCTAACCATTTCTTTTTACTTTATTTTGCGAGTTTAAATCTGTTTCATAACTTAACCAAGTCAAACATTCTAATAGACTCAGCTTTGTAATACTTTCTAATTTACTAATGTCCTCCCCACACAACCTGTGCATCACTCCGAACCATCCCCACTTGCTAGCAAAGTCATTCGTTGCTATTGCGTCTTCGTTTCCTTCAGCCGCTCCATCAAATATAATGGCAAAATCTCTGACAATACCTTCCCTAAAGTGTAAAAAAAAACCAATGCACTTTGCACTTGTTCAGCTGACCTCTGTTTCATTTCTTCCGACCTGAGCCGAATATCTCCATTATAAGGCTCAACAATATATATATCATTTTTCTTTTCTTTAATAGGTCTGTAAAGTACTGCCATCAATTCAGGAAGTTGTTTATCTATTCCGCTCTTAATGAATTGCTCAATGTCTGCATACTCCCCTAAAGTTATTTCTGAAAGGTCAGGATGGAATCCATATTCAATTCCGTTTATCTCAATCAGTCTTTTAAGGCTAGTATCTTGCTTAGCTTGAAGCTCCCCAACCTTATCCATTATAGCTACAACATCTGACAATGATAGTTCCTTAATTAACTTCTTAGGAATGTCTGATAGTGCTGCTATAGTTTCTGTAGCTTCCTCAGTCTTAGTACCTGTTTCAAAGTCAATCAGTTGCAACCAAGTTTCCAAAGTTACGTCCTCCCAACTGCTAATTAGATTGAATGATTCAACATTGCCTTCTTTTTTAATCTTTACTTTCATACACTATATAATAGAAATTTGTTGTTTTTAGTTTACTCTCGTTTGACTACTGAACGTAATACTTACCTGCGTTTGGATTGTCTAGGTGGTAAATGACATTGTATCTAATTCCGTCAATTGCGTGATTCCAATTGTCTACGTACAGCTTTGAACCTTTGTCCGAATAAACATAGTTGTTTAACTCCTTTGCAATATTAGTTGATTCAGGAGTTACTATCAGTTCGTAGTCTTGCATTCTTGTTATTCCACTTTCAATAGTTCCTTTCTTGACTGCCTTAATATTTACCCCTTGATGTCTTAGGTCTTCAATAAGTCTAGGTTCTGCTGAGTCTGCAATGATTAAAGACTTGCCCACTTTGTCTAATACTATCTGTGCTAGCTCGTGGCTCTTTAGTCCGTTACGATAGATATGCTCTTTCAAGTAAATCTTTTTACGCTTCTTATCAATAGCCACTTCAGTCAATGAATCAGGGTCTACACTAAAACCGAAATCCATTCCACAAGAAGTCTGGAGTCCATTAGGATTAAATTCTCCTATTGACCAATTCTCAAAGATTACTCCTTCAGCCTTAGACAACCACCCTCCTAGAATTTTATGTTGATACTTCTTAAAGTTGTTATGCTTTATACCCTTAATACGCTCTAGGAAGCTCGTAGAGAGATTAACTTCATTATCTAAGTAAGTGCTGTGGATATAACATACATTGTCTTTAACGCCATTAAAACCACCTTCAACACCTTTATCCTCAAAGAAGCGTTTATATATCCAATGTTCTTTAGTTGTTGGATTCAATATTAGTATGATTCTATTGTGTATATTCTTTTCTCTAATACTAAGGTCAATTGTGTCAAAGATGTTTTCATCTACAAGTTCTTCCGCTTCATCAAGAACCCAAGTGCTTATCCCTTGCAAAGATTTAAGACTTGCTGTTTGGTTTCCTGCTGAGGTCTTGATTCCTCTAAAAAGTATATCTGATTTGTTTGCGGTGTTTAGTACTTCTGACTTGTTTATGCTGAACACTTCATCAAAACCAAGCAAACCAATCTTTTCCAGGAACTCAGGAATGATTGATAAATGTGCTGAAGTCATTGTGTAACGAGTGAATAGGATTCGTACATTCCTTGACATTGTTAAGAGCGTAAGGAAGACTGTAACTGCAAAAGACTTACCTGAACCCCTTCCTCCTGTTATAATAAAGTATCTAGCGTCCGACTTGAAGAGTGCTGTATATTTATCGCTAAGATTCAGAACTAATGAAGTTTATTAAAGGAACGTTAAGACTTTCATCATTGGTTGTTACATCTACTCTTTGTTGAGGTTTGCCGTAGAAGTATTCAAAGTAAAGCTTGACCGCCCATTGTTGCTTTTTCTCCATACCCTCTTGGAGTGCTTCTAAGGCAATTCCACTCATTGGTGTTAGGTGTTCAATTAACTTCTGTTCTTCCCCTTTACCTTTGCGACCTCCTTTGTTTCCTACTGTTCCTTTATTATTACGTCTTCCATCTTCCATAGTATTTTATTTAGAATCAGTTTAAATTAGTTAACTGATGTAGTATATAATAGAAATTATTCAAATTCATTTGGCAGCATTAGTCTTATTCCCAAGTCAGTCATTGCCCACATTCTTATTTGGTCTGCATATATCTCAAAGGCTTTACTATCCATTCTAGCTGTACTCTTTACTGTTTGTATTCCTACTGTTCTATCGTTTACTTCAATACTTCCCCATTCACTTGAAAACTTTAACTTAAGTATATCGTGCATTTCATCAGGGAAGTAGCCTAGTTCGTTTGATAGTGTTTGAACGATACAACTCCAATAGTAATTGTTTTGCATATTGCTTCTTGTGTTTCTTTGTTTCTTTACATCTACTAAGTAGTCATTGCCTAATTCTTTTAAGTAGTGTATTAGGTTCTGTTTGTCCTTATCGCATTTGATTACAAACTTCATTAGTCTATTATAACTAAGTCCCTTCCTTCATTTTCAGCGATTCTTACTATTGTCTTAAAAAGTTTCTTTCTTTCTAGCTTAGTGTCGCACCATATAAACTGAGTGTCTTTCATTCCTTCTAAAGTTAATTGAATACCGAATCTAGTTCCTTTGTTTTCTCCTTCCCTATATCCATACTTCTTAACGACTCCCTTCCAGCTTACTAATTCTATTGTGTCTTTCATTTTTTCTTTAGTTTCTTTAACAGTCGTTTCCTTCTTTTTTCTAAACCGCAATTTTCATTATAGAATATATCTCCAAAGAAACTATTTATTTTTCTAGTTTTACTTCTTGTTATCCTAACCTTTAATTGTCCGTTAGACATTCTTTAACTTATCAAGTTCAAACTCTAAATGGTTAATTGCTTTCTGTATGCACTCAATCGGCTTCTTGTGTTTCCTTTCAGCTCTTAACAAATAAGTAACTGCTGTGCCTACATTATAACTAAGTTCAAAGTCCTCTATTACTTTTCTAGCTTCAATCTTGTAACGGCTTCCTATGTAGTAGCTGGGAATTCTATTATCTTTCATTTTTTGTCTTCCTAAAGTTACGCTAGTTGTTTGTTCAATTGGTACAGGGTGTACTTTTCTCCTTTTCTTTTTCATACTTAAAAAGTCATAATAGTTTTTATCTTTCATTTTCTTGTATTTCGTCAGTCAATTCTCTTTCTGTTATTCTGTCCATATTCCAAAAGAACTTCTCTTTTGTTCTGTTCTTAATTCTTGTTTCTATTATTCCCATTAAGACAACAACAAGAAAGAACATTGCCGTAAGGATTCCGAGTACTGTAAATATTATCATTTGTTTAATTTATTTAGTAATTGATTTGAGGTATAAATTCTGTCTTCACCATCATAGTTTTCGTATATCATTGTGAAGTTGTCGTTTTTCAGAGTCCATAAAGAACGAACATTGTTTTTAATATGTGACTTCAACACCCACTTGATTGTTTTGTATGTTCTTTTTTCTTCCATAGTTTAATATCCAAATTCTTTGCAGCGTTCATCTTGCTCTGTTAATTATATTTCTTTTAGTTCTTCTTTTATCATAATTCTAATGCCCTTATTAGTGA